CAACCCCGTCAATAACTTCAGCTACTAGCATGGTCTACCTCAGAAGTTGGGGAACGCCGCTGCTGGCGGGGTGAAGTTGGCGGTGTAACGGGCCACACCTTTGGTGATACGCAGGTCATCAATATACCCAGCGTAATTTTGAAGTGATGTATTACCGCCATCCACCCCAATAATTGGACGAGACGCACCGTTAAGGTATGTGTTTGCGTCGGTATAAGTAGAGCCGGACTGCGTTCCGTTGATGTACAGCTTGGTGGTCCCGCTTGCACGAACAAGTGCAATGTGCTGCCAAGTGTTGATCACTGCTGACGCGCCAGAGATGCGGTCAGAACCGTTTGTGTAGTAGGTTATGGAGCTACTAGAGTTAATATAAAGCGTTGGGTATACGCCAGCCGATGAATTGGGGCGAGAGTCATAGAGCATTACGCTTGTAATGTCCGTTGGATAAATCCACATCTCAAGAGTAAAGTCGCCGGAGCCAAAAGCGTAATCGTTAGCGCCGTTAGGTGAGTTGACAATAAGCCAATCGCCTGCACCATCAAAGTAAATTGACCCCGTACCGTATTTAACGACGCTGGTGCTGATCTGTGTGTTGCCCACCGTTTCCAGGTCGGCAAACGTCGTGCTGTCAAAGATACCCGCGTTGGTTCCGTTGAGCAACAGCTGGGTGTTTGTGACTGCTGTTACCGGGGCGGCTGGCGGAACGAATGGGCCGGTGTAAACGGCGGTGCCTTTGACGATACGGAAGTTGGAAATGTAACCCAACAACGGATTGCTTGCGCTTTCGCCTCCAACAGTCAAAGTGCCCGTAGAAAAATCAGTCGAGTTTGTTACTGACTGCGCTACCGCACCGTTGATGTATAGCGTTAAAGTCGTTCCGTTTCTTACCAATGCAAAATGATTCCACTGCCCAGCAGTTGGCCACGCAGGGTTCAGTATTACGGATGCGCCCGAAAACACTTCAATTTTTGAAGTTGCTGCCGTATTAAAAACACGCAACACAGAACCAGAAGTGTAATACCCAGAGCTGGGATTGGCTGGTAGATAAAGCCAATACTCAATAGTAAAACTGCCAGATCCGGGCCATATACTTGAGTTGCTGGCGGGGGCGGTTAAATAATCACCCGTGCCGTCAAAATACGCAGACCCGCCGTAGGCGGTCGTTGAGTATGGCGTGGGGCCAGTTACCGTGTCGGTGAACGGGTTGGCTCGCTCGGGTATTGCGTTGCCGTTCGCCGTGATGGTGAACGCGTTGGTGCTGTTGTCAATGAACGTGGTTGACTGGCAGGTGAGCAGGGACACGTTCGACGCCGTTGCGCCCTGACTGGTTGTGGTCAACGGAGATGTTGAGGGCGTGAAGCCGGTGGTATATAACGCCTGCCCCTTGGTGATGCGTAGGTTGGAAATGCTACCAGTTAGTGTGGTAGCGGAGTTCCCGTTATTGGCCGCCCCAATACCGAGTGCTTGCGTATTGGCTATGGATGTAGCGTATGAGCCCGATCCTGCCGCAATGCCGTTAATATAAAAAGTTACAGTTCCACTAGATCGCACAACTGCAACATGCGACCAAGTACTGAGAGAAACAGTTGAAGTTGATGTTTGTGCGCCGGAACTTGAGCTGCCAATCTGAAAATACAAATTACCAGCTGTGTTAATAATAAAAAGCCAGTCGGCACTCACAGTATACGCATGAGGTCCAGCAATCTGTGACCCATAGGTTGCGTTTCTGATTACAGGGTATACCCACGCTTCTACTGTGAAGTCCCCCGTTCCAAACGCATAGGCAGCATTGGCGGGTGCAGTCAAATAATCCCCCGTACCATCAAAGTACCCGCTGTAACTTGCAGGCGTGGTTTGGTACAGCGTAAACGGGGAGAACTTAGATACCAGTGCGGATCCGTTGCGGGTCGGTACGTTGTTAGCTGCGCTTTGATCAATGAAGCTATTGTTGTTACAGGTCAACAACACCGTCTGAGTTGTTGCAATAAGCGGTTTGGTAGGCGGCGTAAAATTTGTTGTATAAAGCGCGGTTCCTTTAATTATTCTTAGATTAGAAACAAACCCGTTCCAATAAAGATTGTTAGGCGCATCTGCCCCAACCAAAGTAGCCGCCCCAGAATCCGATGTACGGGTAGTCGATGTTATTGAATATCCCGTACCATTTATGTATCCAGTAATTGCATTGCCAACCCTGCAAATAGCAATGTGATACCACACACCCTGTGTCTGTGCTGTAGGCCCAAAACCATAAGCTGCAACTCCAGGCCACACCCACTCGAATTGACGAGATGAGTTCATCCTAAGCGAATATCCAACACCGGAACCGCCTACTGGCGTTCCAACAATCGTGGAGTTGTTTGGTGAACTTGCGTTATTAATTACCCATGCTTCAATTGTAAAATCGCCGCCAGATAAGATGTTAAGTGACGCGTTAGCAGCAAAACTTAAATAACTGCTGCCATTAAAATAATTGCTCCAGCAACCCGGGCCGACATACGGGTTGAACGCCCCCTGCGTCGTATTACCGTTACGGGTGATCGTGAAGTTGTTGGTGCTGCCGTCCAAGAACGTGTTGTTCTGAGCGCCGTTGGTTCCGTCACCGTTTAAGAGCAGTGTGTTGTACGGGAAGTACGGATCTGCCCCAGAACCGTCCGGCCACAGTCCCGCCTGTTCATAATACTGCGCCTCTTCCAGGTTCCACACACCAGAAGCGCTTGACTGAGATACCGTTGGCGCGGTGGCGGAAATGATGCCGCCCGTATAGCGGTTTGTCATTAGCTAATGTCCTCGTAGGAGATGCTAAACGTCAACGACGAACCAACTGCCGAAGTAACGGTTATGGAAGTTCCCTCCATCAGGTAGATGGCCGTTGACTTGTCCACGCAGATCAACGACGCGTTACCCGGCACCGACACCTGGTACACAACTGGGTACGCAGTGCCGCCAGATGGGGCCGAGCCTTGCGCTACCGAGCCGTTGGTGTAAATAGACACTGTGGCATTACAAGCGACTGCCGTCACGTTTGAAGCAACGATCTGGTTGATCTTGAACACCTTGCCTGAAGACGCGGCGTTTGGCAGCAATACAACAGCAGTTGTGCCGCTAGGCGTGAAGTATGTCGTTGTGCCGTAAATGGCCGATACGTTGACGATGTTTGGGTTTGCCATGCTCTTCTCGCTTTAGTAGCCAAAGATCATTGCCAGTGCAATGCTCTTGCCGGGGGTCACAGTGTTAGCTAGTCCAAGGGCCTGATAAGAAACAGACTGCACAACGTCACCAGAAGCACAGGCTGCAATTGTGAAAGTAGTTCCGTTTGTTGCCGTCACATCCGCAGCCGCCAACTTCACGCCGTTGCGGTACACATCCAAATACCCGGCTGTGTACGAAGCAGCAAATGTTGTTTGCCCTGCGGTAGCAGTGAAGTCGGTCACCGTGCGGATGGTTGATCCAGAAGGACCGGTCGGACCTGTTGGACCCGTGGGACCAGGACTTCCTGTTGGGCCAGTAGGTCCGGTAGGACCAGGGCTTCCCGTGGGGCCAGGGCTTCCCGCAGGACCGGTAGGACCAGTCGGACCGGTAGGTCCCGTAGGACCAGACACGCCAGCAGACCAAGTACCATCCCCGCGCCAGAAGGTAGAGGACGAAGCGTTGGTGCCACTATCCAAGTTTGTAACAGGCAAGTTGCCGGTTACGTTTGTCGTCAGGTTTACAAACTGCGTGGAGCTGGTGCCAGTGCCGCCGTTAGCGGTTGGCAAAATGCCCGTTACATGCGTCGTCAATCCAACCTTGCCCCAGCCAGGCGTAACCCCAACCCCGCCGGACAGCAAAGCGTTGCCTGTCGCAACATCCGGTAGTTTGGCAAGAGTGCCGGACGAGTCGGCAACCAAAATGTCGCCAATCGTATAAGAAGAGAAACCCGTTCCGCCGTAGGTGGGCCCGATCGTGTCCGCGTTCCAAGTCCCTGCTGCAAGCGTACCGACGCCAGTAATACCCGTGTAAGAGCCGGACAGACGCCCAGTTCCCAGCGTGCCGGACGTAATGTTGGAAGCGTTGGTCGTGTCGGTCGTGGCTGAAGGCGCCAAGCCGGAAACAGCCCCTGCGGAAATAGTAATTGCAGTATCCGTTGCGCTGGTAATCTGGCCCTGTGCGTTTACAGCAATAACAGGAACAATGCTGGCCGCGCCATACGTAGCCGCACTCACACCTGTGTTGGTGATCGAGAACTGGGTTCCCGTAAGCGTCAGGCCCGTACCCGCACTGTAAATCTGCGTTGTAGAAACCTGGGCGAACGTGATGTTGGTTGTGCCAAACGTGATCACGCCAGAGGTGTTGCAGGTGTAGGTCTCACCAGCACCGGTCGTGCCCTGCTGCACAAAGACAGTCGATCCTTCACTCAGGCCGTTTGCGCTGTTGATGACGTATGTATCTGCATCAGATGCGCGAGTCAGCACCCAGTTGGTTGACCCAGAGCCTACGTTCGTCACCACATAGATGCCGTTTTGCGTCTGGTTAACCTGCTGGTAGATCAGCACACGGTCATTGACCGCAACAGTCACGCCGTCGATCACCAGTGCGACCTGTGTGCCTGCATTGGTGAGCGTGGCCCCAACACCCGCAGCGCCGTTGTTGTAGGTTGCGGTCAGGGCAATCGGAGACTCCACCCGCACCGGCTGATGGAAATGGATGCCAGAGGCCACCAGAGTGTCAACGTACTGCTTGTTTGCAATATCTGTGTTGGTTGTTGGCGTTGTGCTGATCGTGCCAGCCGTCAATGTGGCCGTGTTGGCTGTTACCGTGTCAAATGCAGACGGGGTGATGTATGTGCCTGCTGAGTTCAGATTGACCGAACGCTCAGCTGGGTACGTTACAAAAACGTTCTTCACCCCACCGGAGAAAGAAATCTTTGAACCACCTGAGCTGGATGCCAAAATTGTGTCGCGGGTAAGCGTTGGGCCTGTCGTCGAGTAAGTACCAATACCTACTTCCCAGGCGCTGGAAGAGGAGTCTACTGCGGTGTAGTACGTCGTGTTACCGTTTCCAATGACCGCAAAGGACTGGAATGTCGTCACCGCTCCGCCAAGAACAAAGTCACTTGTTCCTGATGTCACGGTGGTCTCTTGGACCCGATCTTTAAGAATCAAAGCCATCGTGTGTCCTTAGCACGTCTCTGTCACAACAACATCCCAACCGGCATCCTGGGTATTCTGTATGGTCTGCCAGCTGGATGTCTGTGCGGTCTGGATAGCCTGCCAGCTCGCATTTTGCGCAGTGTCAATTATCGTCCAATTGCGGGGACAGACATCGCCCACTATACCCACCGCCTGCACCCCGGTCAAGGCGTTGATGTGGATGACACCAAACTGCCCAACCTGGCCAATAGCCTGCACACCGGTCAGCGGAATAAGTAGCACGGGCTGAACCGTGCCCACCGCACCAACGGCCTCAACGCCAGTCAGAGGATCTAGCTCGTGGGACGGGCTTACCGTACCAGCCAACCCAAGGGCTTCAACACCCACCAGCGGGATTTCAGGCGCGGCAACTACGGAGCCGACCAGCCCGTAAGCAACCGACGGATTATGGTTTTGGCAGCCGCCCCAGCCAATGTCGTAGTAGTCAGCGCCTTGATCACCACCCCAGTAATCAACACCCCAACCGTCATCGCCATACGCCGTGTAAGGCCCAGACCCGGGACGATCACCGCCCCAAGGGCCGACGCCCCAACCCAAGCAATCTTCTGTGTTTAGCTGAACCGACTTGTCTGCCGAGAAGCTGCCAAGCTGACCGGTAGTCAAAACCGATGTCAGCGCTGTTGTGCTAGATACCGTCAGGCTGCCAACAGCACCAGTAGCTTCTACCCCAGCATTCAGCTGTTGCCCCGCCAGAACGTCCCCAATAGAGGTCGTGGCTTCAACACCGCTTATTGCAACGGTGACGCCTGCTGTCGCCGAGAACGGCGCAGCTGCGAATGGGGCAAACCCTAACATTCCGTTCCCCTATATTGGGAACGGCTTACGCCAAGCGAAGCAGCGCGGTCGTGTTCGTGTTGGCGGGCATCGTCAACGTGAACGTACCTGCCGTAATCGTCTGCGAGCCGAATGTGTGAACGCTCACCGCTTTGTTGCTCTGAGTCTGGTTGTAGATCAGAACCGTGTCAAAAGCCGTGGTCAAAGTAACGCCGGTGTACACCAGGCTGGCTGAAGGTGTCCAGTACGCCGTGGTGCCTGAAGACGTTGGGGCCGTAGCGTTAGTCACGGCAATTCCGCCAGCAGAGTACCCCAAGCCGGAGACCTCGCCAGAAGTCGTATAAGCCGTGGTGCTGGCGTTCAACGTAGCGGAAGCCAAGTACAACGCACCGTAAAAGGTGTCTGCCGTACCAGTGCCGCGAGTAGGGGCGGTGCCGAAATTGTGCGTTGCGGTCATCAACTCCGTCTTGAACGAAGTGCACATCGCTTGGGTATTCGCCATGATTAAATCCTTTCAACCAAACATTGCGGCCATGCCATCGGCAAAGACGTTTTTCTTCAGGTGCACATGCACCGAGCGGTGAACAAGCTCACCATCCAACCAATACTCTACCCAACGGGTCAGCTCGTTATCGTTGTCAACGGAACCCTCACGCTTCTCCAGCAACGAATCGTCCATTTCGCCTTTTGTGGTGGTCACCAGAGCCATGGGATTTCCTTTATACCAAGCGAATAATTGATGTCGTGCTACCCGACGTTGGGAACTGCACCTCAAACGTGTTGACCGAGGTCTTGGTTGAGCCAAAGTCCAACACACAAACTGCCGGGTTGCCACCGCCGTTTTTGTAGATCAACGCACCACGCGCCGTGATGGCGCCAGTCCAAGAGGCGTTGGCAAACGAGATGTACACCACTGCATTCTGTCCGGTCTGGTTACCAATCGTTGGCACCTGCGTCACTGTCAAAGCCAAGCCGCCAGCAGCATAGTTTCCACCAGAGGCTTCCCCCGTGGTGGTGTACGCGGTTGTGTCGGCATTGAGTGTAGCTGTGTTTGTATACAGTGCAATCTTGAACGTGTCCGTCGTGAAGTCGAACGTGCCGTTCATCAAGCCGGTCTTGAAGGTATTGCAGGTGTAGTTCCCCGTGAAGGCCATCAACGCACCCCGTTATTCTGCGGCAGCGGCGCAACACGCGCCTGGCCACTGCGGTATGCGTCGCTACGCTCCAGACCATCGCCCAGACGCTGGGCCATCGCCATAGCTTCCTTGTATTTGCCGTCGTACAGCGCAATAAGGTCGGTCTCACCCTTCATAAAGGTGTAAGCCTCAACCAGACATCCGTACAACAACACCGTGTCAAAGTTGTCGCCAAGCCAAGAGGTGCCCTGGGCATTGTTTACCTGGGTGATCGGGACACTGAAGTCAACCGTAGCCGTGCCGCCAAGGTAAGTAGCGTCGGCAGATAGGCTGTCGGCGACCGTGTACAGGCAACCGGAGTTCTTAATGAATATCTCGTCTACTGCACCGCCAGTAACAATTATGTCGGCCACAGCACCCTGGCCAGTGCCGCCCGTGAGCGGGACGCCGTAATACTTGCCGTTCGTATACCCAGACCCGCCAACAATAACGCCTAGCGCGTTAATAGAGGACTGCACAATAG